CGGATGGCGTGTGGGACGTCGCGTTGGGTGGGCTCACTGACGGCGAGCCGATGTTTTTTTGCTGGGGACAGCCGGCGAAAAAAAGCGGCCGGTTCTACGAAGTGTGCTTCGGCCGTTTCCGCGACCGATGGAACGTCCGTCTGATCGATTCCAGAAAATCGCGATTCACCAACAAGGAATATATCGCCCAGCTCATTGCCGACTACGGCGAGGACTCCGACTTCGTGCGCGTCCGCGTGAAAGGCGAGGCCCCGCGGGCCGGCGACCTCCAGTTCATCGACCAGGACCGCATAGATGCCGCAAAGCGCCGCAATGTCGCATCCTTCCCCGACGATCCGTTGGTTGCCGGCATGGACGTCAGTGGCGGCGGACAGGCCTGGAACGTCGTATGGTTTCGGCGGGGTTTAGATGCACGCTCAATTCCGCCGATACGGATACCGGGCGAGCACTCGCAGGAGCGGTCCGCGATACTCGCCCGGTTGGCCGAAGTGTTAGCCGATCGGCGCCTAGGGCGCCAGGTCAGCATGCTCTTTGTCGATTCGGCGTACGGTGCGCCCTACGTCGAGAGGCTCAAGCAGATGGGCTACGACAACGTCATGGAGGTCAATTTCGGCGGACCGTCGCCCGACCGTCACCAGGCCAATATGCGTGCCTTCATGTGGCAAAAGATGAAGGACTGGCTGGAGCGGGGAGCCATCCCCGCGGACGATGCCGTGCTCGAGACGGACCTGACGGCGCCGGGAAGTCACCTCAACCGGAGCGACCAACTTGTCCTCGAGAGCAAAGAAGCGATGGCCAAGCGCAACGTCGCGAGCCCGGACTCTGGTGATGCGCTCGCGTTGACCTTTGCGGCACGTGTGCCGCCAGTTGCCGCAACCCAGCAACCGGAAAACCGATTTGTCGGAGGGACGCCGGGATCATGGATGGGATAGACGATCTGCGCCACCGTGGCGACCTGTTTGTGCGCGTGCTGGGCGAGCAGGATCAGGCGCGGGAAATGGCCTTGGAGGGAATTATGGCGAACCAGGAACACGACGCCGACGACTACGGCCAGCCGGCCCCGAAGAGCGAGCCGCCGAAGGGCGGGGAAGCCGAACTGGACTTCGACGAGTCCGACGAAGAGGACGACTAACATGCCGCTCTCAAAAGGCAAGAGCCCGAAAGCGGTCAGTAAAAACATCAGCAAATTACGGGGCGAAAACTATCCGCCCAAGCAAGCGGTGGCGATCGCTCTGAACACTGCCCGTAAATCCGGCGCCAAAATACCGCCGAAACCGCAACGCCGGCCGGCCCGCGGCCGCAACCTCGCAGACATGATGCACGGCAACGATTAGGAGATGACATGGAATTCTACGCGAAAATAACGGTTCTCGGCGGGGGCCAGATCCCTGTCGACCCAGGATTCGGCCGTCCCGGATGGTCGCCCGTGGACCCCGGCTACGGACAAGGTCACCCACTACCGCCGCACGCTGGCACCGGACCGGTCTTTCCGCCGGTTGACCCCGGCTTCGGCCAGCCGCGCCCGCCCGTCGACCCCGGCTGGGGCGCCGGCCATCCGATGCCACCGGGCACCTGGCCCGGACGGCCACCCGTTGACCCAGGCTGGGGACAAGGTCACCCGATGCCGCCGCACATGAGCACGGGACCGGTCTTTCCGCCGGTGGATCCCGGCTTTGGACAGCCGCGACCGCCGGTTGATCCCGGCTGGGGACAGGGACGCCCGATGCCGCCGACTATGTGGCCCGGGCAACCTCCCGTAGATCCTGGCTACGGACAGGGCTTCCCGATGCCGCCGCACGCTAGCACCGGTCCGATCGTCCTTCCGCCCTCAGTCCCGCCGCCGGACAAACCGGAGCAGGGACCTCCCCCGATTCCGATCGGCGGCACCGGATGGACCCTGCAGTGGATTCGCGGATTTGGCTGGTGCCTAATCCCGCCGGACAAGCCGGAAGCGGCCCCCAAGGACGCCAACCCGGTGCCGGTAACGCTCAAAAAGTAAGTGGCCCGCAAGCAGACTGAAGAAGACATTCTGACGACGGCGCGTGAGCGGTTCCGCCTCTGCGAAGATGCGGAACTGCTCATCCGCAAAGATGCGCTGGACGATCTCAAATTCGCGGCCGGCGAACAGTGGGCCGCGGCCGATCTGGCCAGCCGCGGCTACCGCATGCCCAACGGGCGCCCGTGTCTTTCCTTCAACAAACTGATCGGCCCACTAAATATGTGTAGCAACGAAGCCAGGATGAACAGGGCCGGCATCAACGTCTACCCCGTCGATTCGGCAACGGATCCCGACACGGCCGAAGTCATCGAAGGAATGATCAGACACATAGAAAATGTGTGCAAAGCGGACGAGGTTTACGAGACGGCACTGGAGCAGAGTACCGCGGGCTCGTTCGGATATTTCCGCATCACGACGCGATATTGCGGCGCCAAGTCGTTCGACCAGGAATTGCGGATTGAGCGCATTCTGGACCCGTTCACGATCTACCTGGATCCCTTCGCACGCGAGGCAGACAAGAGCGACATGCGTTTCGCGTTCGAAGTGGAGCTGGTCCCGCGGGAGCAGTACGAACGCGATTACCCGAATTCGGAGGTCAGGGGCCTTAATTTCTACCAAGGCCAGGTCAACCCGGTCGACGAATGGGTGACCGAAGCCGGCGTCCGCATTGCGCGTTACTGGACCGTTGAGATCGTCAAGCGCACGCTCGTCATGATCGAGTGGCCGGACGGACACCAGAGTGCCGAATACAAGAGCAACATGCCCGACGAGGAGTTGCCCCCGGGCATCAAGTACGTGATGGGGCCGGACGGCAAGCCGCTCGAACGCGAGACGGAGGAACGCCAGGTCTACTGGCGCAAGATTAACGGCGTCGAGGTTTTGGACGAAGGCGAGTGGCCCGGACAATGGATTCCGATTCTGCCCGTGCTGGGCAAAGAAATGTACATCGAAGGCCGGCGGTATCTCTTCAGCCTGGTCCGCTTCGCCAAAGACCCGCAAAAGCTCTATAACTTCTATCGGAGTAGCGAAGCTGAAACTGTTTTGGTGGGCACCAAAGCACCGTGGATCGGGCCCAAGGGCATTTTCAAGGACCCACGCTGGGAGTCCGCCAACCGCGTCAACTGGGCGTACATCGAATATGAGCCGCTCGACATTGCCGGCAACCCGGCACAGCCCCCGCAACGCAACGTTTTCGAGCCGCCGATTCAGGCCTTGAGCCTGGGCGCCGCACAGGCCTCTGACGATATCAAGGCCACCACAGGCATTTTCGACGCTTCCCTTGGATCGCAGGGCAACGAGACGTCCGGAGTCGCCATCCGCCAGCGGCAATCGCAGGCGGGGCTCGCCAACGCGCATTTCATCGACAACTTAAATAGAGCCATCCGGCAGGCCGGCGTGATCCTCTGCGACCTCATCCCCAAGATTTACGACACGGCCAGAGAAGTCAGAATTCTGGGCGAGGACAAGGCCCAGCAGATCGTCAAGGTCAACCAGCAGTTCCGCGACTGGAACGGCGCGATGAAGTGCTACGACCTCACCAGTGGCCAGTATGACGTGGTCGCGAGCGTAGGCCCGACGTCGCAAACGCAACGCCAGGAAACCTGGGACACCATGACCCAGCTCGCGCAGGCCTACCCTCCGTTGATCCAGATAGCCGGGGACATCATGTTCGAAAACGCCGATTTCCCGGGCGCCCAGAAAATTGCCGATCGCATGCGGAAGACGTTGCCGCCCGGGCTCGCCGATCAACCCGGCAACGAGAAGCAGCAGCTTCAAATGCTGGGCGCACAGAACCAGCAGATGGACCAGACCATCCAGCAGCTCACGCAGGCACTGCAGAACGCGCAGGAAGAGATCCGCACCAAACAGGTCGAAGCGCAATCGCGCGAGCGCACCGAAGCGGCCAAGATTGCAAGCAACGAACGGATCGAGTACGCCAAGATCGCCGCCGGCGATCGGCAGGCCGGTCTGAAGGCCCAGACGGATCTGGTGACCACAGAGGCCCAGCTCACTGCGAGTCAAAGTATCGAGTCCCTACGTGCTCAGGTCGCGATTCTCGAGGCTCAAATCGCGAGTGTGAGCAAGGGAGCGGCCGCGGAGTCGGATACGGGCCCCGCCATGCCGCCACCGGCGCCGGTCGCACCGGGCGCACCGGCGCCGGCTGGAATGTGACAAGTTTATGGCCGATGAACTGAAACCCGACGCACCCGTAGAGATCGAGGCGCCATCCGATTTCCGGGCATACAACAAGTGGAAAGACGCGGGTCAAACCAACGATTTCAAACCTGTGGCCGCGGAAACGCCGGCCAAGAGCCCAGCTCCGGAGTCAGGCCCGGAGCAACCTGCGGCCGCGGAACCCACTCCGCAGGCCAAAACTGTCCCGCAGTCAGGCGCGGAATCTGTACCGCCAGTAGCGGAAGGTGAGGAGACGGACCGCGGTTCTCCGCGGGACCGGCGCATCGATCGGTTGACGCGCGAAAACGAGCTGCTCAAGCAGCAGCTCGCCGGCATGCAGCCAAAGCCGGCCGCGCAACCGGAGACGCCGAAGCCCCAGGAAGCGCCGGGGAAACCCAAACTCCACGACTACAAAACTCTTGAGGACTACCAGGAAGCGTTGACCGATTGGAAACTCGATCAACGCGAGGCACAGAAGAAGGCCGAAACCCAACAGGCAGAGGCCAAAACTGCTGCAGAGAAAATCGAAGCCGCTTGGTCTAAGAGCCAGGACAACGCGCGGGCCGCGCACACCGACTACGACGAACTAATCGTGTCGGTCAAGGCGCCGGAAGGGCCGGGAGTGGCCGCGGCGCGTCAGGCCATGCTCGAGGACGAAAACGGCGGGGAGATTCTCTACCACCTGGCCAGCCACCCTGAAGAGTTGAAGCGCATTGCCGCAATGTCGCCAGTTTCCGCAGTCAAGGAAATTGGCCGGCTTTCGGTCACTCTCGCGCCACCAACAGCTACTGCCGGCAACCCGAAACCTGCAAAAGCAGTTTCAGGCGCGCCTCGCCCGCCGGCTCCGTTATCGCGTCCCTCTGCGGGGACAGGGAAAAAAGACGTCATGGACGAAGAATTCGCCAGGACCGATTTTCCGGGCTGGACAAAGGAGAGGCTGCGCCAACTGAAGGGATAGCCTCAGTTGTCGGTAAATACGCTCCTGACCAGCCAGGTCATAACGAATGAATTGCTAAGGCGTTTTAAAAACAATCTGGGCTTCAGCGGCGCCGTCTCGCATACGTGGGACGAGAAATTCGCCGTTGAAGGCGCCAAGATTGGCGACACTCTCAGACTCCGCGATCCCGTGATGCTTGCAGCCGCGGATGGTCCGGTCCTGGTCCCGCAAAACGTCGTAGAAAACCAGAAAACCCTACAACTCAACAAACAGAAGGTTGTCGGATTCGCCTTCACGTCGAAAGACCTCACGCTCTCGATCGACAACTTTGCGAACCGTTATCTCGATAGCGCCGCTGTGGCTCTCGCCAACGCGATCGATATCGACGGGCTCACCCTGGCGGACCAGCAAGTGGGCAACCAAGTGGGAACGCCAGGTACGCCACCCAACACCAGCACGCCGTTTTATCAATGCGGCGAGTTGTTGGACACCAATTCCGCGCCGATGGACGGCAAGCGCACGATGTGCATCCCGCCCAAGATTCAGACTGCTGCTCTCGTCACTTTCAACGGCCAGTTTCAATCGTCCACGCAGATCAAACAGCAGTATGAGAGAGGCCGCATGGGGGTCCAAGGTGGCTTCGAATGGGTGATGGATCAGAACTGCCGTTCGCATACGAACGGGCCCATGGGCGGCGCACCGCAAGTGGGTGCGGCCAACCAAGTCGGATCCACACTCAGCGTCACCGGCTTTTCCGCGGCCGCGGCGCTTCGCCTCAACGCCGGCGACACGTTCACCATCACTGGCGTGTTCCGCGTCAACCGGGTTTCGGGCGACGTGAAGCAGGACCTGATGCAGTTCGCCGTCACCGGCCCCGTGTCTTCGGATGCGACAGGTGCGGCAACCATACCGATCTATCCGCCGATTCAAACCGCAATGCCCGGGGCCACCGTTAGCGCGTCCCCCGCGGCCGGCGCACCGCTCACTTTCACCGGGACCGCCAACCAAGTGTTTCCCACCGGAATTGCGTTCCATGCGGACGCATTCACGCTGGGCATGGCGCCGCTCGAGGTTCCGAAAAACATTCAGTTCGGATCGAACCAGCAGGATCCGGACACCGGAGTCGCTCTGCGTATGGTCTCCATGTACGACATCATCAACGACCTGTTTGTGACCAGATGCGATGCGCTCTATGGCTGGGCCGCGCCGCGGCCAGAGTGGGCGGTAAAGCTCATCAGCTAGGAGAGAATTCATGACACCCGACCCCACCACAACCACAACCGAAACTCCCGACCAGCAGGCCGTTCAGACGGTCACGCCACCCAAGCCACCGACACCGCTGGACCCGCCGGTGGTCTATTACAACAAAAAGTGGCGTACACCACCGCTTGTCGTCCACACCCAGGAAGAGGCAGACGCACTCGACCCCGCGGAGTGGATGACCACACCACCACCCGAAGGCACGCCCGCGGCGCCGCCGGCCGACGAATACCCGAAGCTCATGTACAACATCAACGTCGCGCCGAAGATCGTCAACAGTGCCGATGAAGAGAAGGCCATGAGTGGCGACTGGCGCCAGTTCGAAATCCCTGACGCACTCGCCCAGGCCGCTCAAAAGGCCAACGAGGCCAAGAAGGCCGCGCAGGACGCCAAAGAGCAGAAGCAGCAACAGCAGCAACAGCCGCAATGACGCCTGATCCCAACTACCCGCGGATGATGTTTCACCCGTCCAGAGATCCGGTCATCGTCAAGTCCGAAGAGGAGGAAGCGGCTCTGGGCGCCGGATGGTCGCGCACCGTCCAGGCCGTAGCAGAGCACTTCCCTCCTGTGTCGGATCCAGCACCGGGACCGGACAAGCCACCGGAAGCCCCGCCGGCGAGACGCAAACGCGGACGTCCGCCGGCGGTCCCCAAAATAACCACCCCCGAATGAGGGTTGCGGCAATGCCGCAACGGACTCGATTTATGCATCGCATATGGCCACCGTTAGCGACCTGATCCATTCCAGCTTCAGGCTCATCGGCGCGATTGCGGCCGGCGAGACTCTCGAAACAGAAGAACTCAACGACGCCTTTGTCTCCCTCAACCAGATGATCGGCAGTTGGAACGCCGAAGGCGCGTCCATCGTGGGCCGGCAGCGTCTGACGATCGGCGTCAACGCCGGCGGCGGCAACAGCTACGCCTTGCCCACCAGGCCGGTGCACATCGAGTCCGCGTCCGTTTCGAGCGGCGGCATCGACTCTCCGCTCGAAATCGTGGATTCGGTTGGATGGGAAGCGATACCCGAAAAACAGGCACAGAGCGTTTACGTGAAGAAGCTATGGTGCGACTACCAGTACCCGACCGCCACTGCCTACATCGCGCCGGTCCCGCGCCTGAGCGGGACGCTCGAAATCTGGATCTTCGCCGAAATGGCGCAATTCGCTTCGGTGACCCAGAATATCGACCTCCCGCCCGGATACGAGCAGGCAATCCGCTACAACTTCGCGATCGCCTTGTTGCCTGAATACCCGCGATCGCAGGCCGATCCCTCTTTGCCGGCGCAGGCCCAGATGTTCAAGGCCTCGATCGCCCAGCTCAACGCAAGTCACTTCATGCGGTCGCAGATGCCGTCCACGCAGCAGGCCGCGATCGCGGACGCCGGCGCGACGGCCGCGAGGTAAACCATGGCCACCCTTACCGCCGGACAGGATCTGATTTATCCGGCACTTCGAAAGGCCGGCGTCACGCTGGGCCCCGGTCGCACGCCTTCGGACGCGCAGAACCAGGACGGGCTCGACGAGCTGAACCGGCTGGTAGGCTCGCTCAATTGCGATCGCCTTTTCATTTTCACCGTTGGACAATACAAGTACCCGCTCTCGGGCGCCAAAACGTACACGATCGGGGTGGATCCCGCGGGGGTTCTCACTGCCGACCTGGTGGGACCGCGTCCCCACCGGCTCGTCAGAGCGAACATAATTTATTCGATCCCTCCGATCCGGCGCCCGCTCGCCATCCTGACGGATCTGCAGTGGTCGCAGATCCGCGTTCAGGACCTCGCCAACGCGATCCCGTACGCCATCTACGACGACTACGCATACCCTCTCAGCACGCTTTACCTGTATCCCCAACCCGTGCCCGGATATGTCCTCGAGCTTTACCAGTGGACCAATGTGCCGCGGTTCGTCACGGTGGACGACCAGGTGTCGTTGCCGCCGGGATACGACGATGCCATCGTGCTCAACCTGGCCGTACGGCTCGCGCCGCAGTTTCAGCGTCCCGTGGATCCGGACGTCCGTAGGGACGCTCAGTTGTCGTTGATGCGCGTGGAATCGATCAACGCGCCGCGGCCGATTCTGGACACCGGCGCCGGCTGCACGGCTGGCTACATGGACGTTTATAGCGGAGAAATCTATTGAAGATCTCCCTCGCCGGCCCGTCTTACACTTCGCGTTCGGTGGTGGCCGCGGCGCAACAGACCATGAACCTCGTTCCGGAGCCCATAGAGGTCCCCAACGAGCCCGCACGGCTGGTACTCTACGGCCGGCCGGGACTGAAATACTTTGCGACCCTCAACCCGAACAAGATTAGGTGTCTGTGGGCCGGCGGCGGGCGTCTGTTCGCGATTCACGGGCAAAACCAGAGCGAAATATTCGAGAACGGCACTACACAATTCTCGAATGGAACCGTGGCGCAGGGTTCGAGCAGCCCGGATCCGGCGCAGATCTTTTCCAACGGACACCAACTGATGATCGTTTCGGGCGGGCAGGTTTATTGCGACAACGGCAACGGGCCGGTCGCCATCAAATTACTCGTCAGCGGCAACGGGAACACGGTATCGAGCAATTCCACGCTGGTCTGGACCGGCACCGGCGCCGGACCCTTTCTGCCCGCGTGGCAAGGCGACCCGATCAACGTGGACGACGTCTGGTACACGATGACGGGCATCCCCAACGATCACACGATCATTCTCGATCGTGCGCCGCCGGACGCCACTGACGTGGTCTGGTACACGGCAGAGGGTGGTCTGCTCGACGGGGTGACCGGCGCGTTTCTGGACGGCTACTTCATCGTCAACCGGGTCTATAACTCGACGACGGCGCCGGCCGGAAGCCAACCCGGACGCCAGTTCAACATCTCCTATCTGAACGACGGCACGTTGTGGGACCCCGCGGATTTTGCGGTCAAGGAAGGCGCACCCGACAACATCCGCAGTGTGCTCGCCGATCACGAGGAACTCTGGATTTTCGGCGAGGAGACGACGGAGATCTGGACCGACGTGGGCGACCCCAATTTTCCCTTCGGGCGGATCTCCGGCGCGTTCATTCATCAGGGCTCTGTGGCCACGTACGGGCCCGACTCGGCCGGCCTTAGCGTGTGCTGGCTCGCCGGCGGCGCGGACGGGCAGACGGTCGCGCTACGCGCCCGCGGGCTGCAGCCGCAACGCATTTCCACTTACGCGCAGGAAAGCGCGTGGAACGCTCCGGGTTTCTCCGTCGCCGATGCGGTCACCTACACCTACGCGGACGGCGGTCACATTTTCTGGGTGGTCGCATTCTGGGCCGAACAACAGGTCTGGGTCTACGACATGACGACGGACATGTGGCATGAACGCGCCGCTTGGGATTCGGCGAATAAGACGTTTCTGCGCTACCGCCCGTGGTTCCACGCCTTCTTGCCGGGTTGGGGCAACGGTGGCATGCACATCGTGGGCGACCCTGCGACCGGCATCCTGTACGAGCAGAGCCTCAACTACTACACCGACGACGGGGCCAACATCGAATACCTGCGGGCCTTCCCGCACCTGATCGCCGAAAACCAGTACGGATACCACCA